GCTATCCATACGTCGTCTTTAGGCGTAGGTGTTACAGCCGCAATGATAGACGCTACTGAGATAACGGCTGTTGCTATGTTGGCAATGTCAGAAATAGTTTCCATCATTAGTTAGACTCCTTAGATTGCCGCTATGATAAATGCAAGTAGTTCAGAATAACGAACACCTAGTCGTGTACGCTCTACAGATCCTTCAGGGGCTTCTTCAGCAGTATTATGAGTATGCACTACTGTACGCTCTTCTTGCGCTTCTACAGCTTCTTCAACGACGTTACCTTCCTCGTCTACTACAGCCTCTTGAGTTTCTACTGCGGGTATAACCTCTGTAGATTCCCACCATGTAGAGCTAATAAACATAGCGTAGCGTCCAGCGTCCAAGCCTTCAGCAGTAAATGCGTCTTGTAGGTCTTGAGCAATGATACCGAAGTGAATACGGGCTTCATCGCCTTTAGCTTCAACAGAGTCAATCCAACGGAACTTACGCAGTAAACCTTTAGCCGCTACAGCTACACGTTGCTCTGCGTCAGACAGTGCTTCAATGTCTTGCTTTTCGTTGCGGTCAGAGGTTTGAATGGTTCCGTTGGTGGCGTATATATCATCGAAGCGTACTGCCACCCCGCCTAAATCGACTGCGTTATCTGACGTTGCGCCATTAAATGATGGTATTACTGCGTTAGATGTGGCAGTTCCAGTAAGTCCATAACCGTTTGACGTATAAGTAGTGAATAGGTTTCCTGTCCTGCTACCAATACTACCGACTGTTGTGCCGTCTTTGCGGAAGTTAGCAATTTCACCGTCTGATGCTAGTCTGTTTAACTCTAAAGCGGCAGAGCCATCAGAAGCCACTGCCACATAATTGTTATTTCTTAGGACAATACCGCCATTACCAGTGCCTGAGTTTGTTTGCACTACGTTATCAGTAGTCCCCACAAGCAAATTGCCGCTTGAGTCGATGCGCATAACTTCGCTGTCAGCCATATCAAAAATAGTAGCTGTCTGACTGTTAAGTCTAAGGTTTCCGTTTGATCCAGTAATGTCAGCAGAAGCGCCAAAGCCTGTGTCTGTTAGAGTTATTTGTGGGTCGTTAGAAGTGCTTAGATGTAAAACAGAAGAAGGCGAGGACGTACCAATACCGACGTTACCGCTGGCTTCTACAACAAGCACATCACCTCCACTGTCAATACCTGATGTATTTACACGGAAAGCACCGCCAGAACCTGATGAAATTCCAGCAACAATGTCACCTGCTTTAGAAGCGTGGCTATGACCGTATGCAATGATAGAACCACCATAAGCCGCAGAACCACCGCCTGCCTGCATTACTAAACTACCTGCATAGGCGCTTGTTTCATTGCCTAAAAGTACATATCGTGAGCCAGTTCCTGCGCCTGACATTGATATGTTGCCGTCGCTAGTAATACCACCAACATTAGCAGTGCCTGACAGGTGAAGGTCTTTGAAGCGTTTAGAAGAAATGCCCAATGAAATGCTGTTATCTACAGTATCGTTTGCAGTCAATGAATACGGAATAAGGTCTTTCGTGCCGCCATCATTAAAGTATAAACCTGCCGCTCCGATACCAACAGAATCAGCAGTCACTGTGCCAGTTACGTCGATGCCTGTGGAGGTGGTGGCTAGTTTGGCGGCGTTGTCGTAATAAAAAGTGTTTGCGCCATTTGCAGAAAAAACAGCATATGTCTCTCCATTTGTAGGATGCGCCAAAATAATATCAGCCGCACCTCTTAGTCGCAGTCTTCCTGTTCCAGTGTCATCAATGTAGCTATCTGAGCCATCGTGATAAATCTTTAGGTCAGAGCCAGCACCGAAGATAGCCTTGTCGTTGTCACCGAAGGACACGTCTCCAGTAAACGAGCCAGTAGTAAACGAACCTGCCGCAGGCGTAGTCCCACCGATAGTCGTCCCGTCGATAGTTCCGCCGTCAATGTTGGCTGTTGTAGAGCCGCCGTAAGTTACTTTGACGTTACCACCAGAGCGAACAGCGATAAGCGTGTCGCCCCCTTGTATTACGCCGCCATCTGATAATTCGCTGATTTTTGACATCTCAATAACCTTTTAAATAGTTGGGTTAATTTTACACTATGACGATCAATCTGGCTTGTTAGGCCATACCACTTCTGACTCGTCCGTCACATCTGAATTGCTTGTCGGCATATCTCGTAACGCTTGCCTGTACGTTGCCCACTCCGTTTTCTTTGCCGTACTTAACGGGCTGTCAGACATCTGCGTCCAATCGCTTGATGTAAGATAGAAGTCTCGCAAATTGCGAACCTCTCGTAAAACGTCGGCAGTCTTTTCTGCGTCACTGCCATCAACTAGCCCGTCATCGTATGTGTGCCATTTGCTTGGTCTGGCAGTAAGAACGCCGTCAATCACCATAACATTGTCAGCTATGCCCAGATCGGCCCCTAAATGACTCTGTAGGCTTTCTAGCTCTTGATCGCTTACCTCTACATAGCTTTCGTTATCGTCCAGCACATCGCCAATACGAGCCTCGTCAGCCGTCAATAAACTTTGTGACCATACAGAGCTATCGTTAAAAATGAAGTAGTGCTTCTGCGCCATGCTTACCTCTTCAACACGTTAAATTCTACGTCGCCAGAGAAAAGCGCCGTTGTGTCTGACGTGCCACCTGCTTTGTTAAATTGCATTCTTGCCTTCACTTTGACGACAGATGAGTTCGTGATTGTAAATCTGTTCAAGAACGTAAGGCCGTTGGTCGTTGCCGCGCCGCTGTAAATATTTGAGGTTGTGACTGTCAGCGTCTGTACTACCGTGTTCGACGCGTTATAGCAGAGAAGCTGTGTCCTGATATTTGCTTGGGCATACGCATTGACCATCAACCCGCCGCCACTTGCACGAGGATACAAGAAGCTAGTAAACCTTACGAAAACAGGATCAGTGTAATCATCAATATTGAAATAAGAGCTAGTGAAGTGCGTGACATAAGCCGACGAGCTTGCCGACGTTGTATCCGTGAACCGCTGATTCTGAGATAGGGTGATCGCGTTGCTGGCAACCGTAATCGTATCGACTTGCCCATTGCCAATAGCGCCACCGCTTATTGAGCCTGTAGCAATTAAGTCACCATCGACTTCGACATTAGCGTTAAAGCTGACCGTCCCTGTAGTCGTATCGACCGCGAAGGGTGTTGTCGTCTGTGACTCGTCCGTAGACACCAGCGCAAATCGGTCTGCCTGTATTGTGAAGCTAGAGCCACTGGCATCTGCTGTAGCCTTAAAGCCTGAGACGTTACCACCAGCACTGACGGTTAAATACGCTTCCGCTTCTAGGTCGGTGATTGAGGTGCTGTTAGCCGACGCTGTAGTCGATGCGCCAGACGCAACTGCCGCAGTAGCCGCAAGTCCCGTTGTAGGATCGTTCACAGTAGATGTCAGCGCAGTGATGCTTGAGGCGTTTGAGGTGATGTTGCCTTCTGCCGTGGTGACTCGCGTTGTGAGGCTGGACACTGCTGTAGCATTGCTCGATATGTTGCCCTCTGCGGTTGTCAAATCAGACTGTAGCGTTGTGATATCGCTTGCCTGACTTGTTATCGTGCCTTCCGCACTTGTTACTCTTGTGTCGAGCGCAGATATAGCCGACGCGTTGCTGGTGATGTTGCCTTCTGCCGTAGTCACATCTGATTGCAGGCTAGTGATGTCTGACGAGTTAGATGTAATGTTGCCTTCTGCCGTCGTTACCCTCGTCGTCAGTCCAGTAATCGCTGTCGCGTTAGTGCTGATATCACCTTCGGCTGTAGTGATGTCAGACTGTAAGATTGTTATGTCAGACGACTGAGACGTGATCGTGCCTTCTGCACTCGTAAGCCGTGTGTCTAGTCCAGTGATTGCTGTCGCGTTAGTTGAGACGTTGCCATCGGTTGTCGTCAGGCTAGATTGCAGACTAGTGATGTCCGAAGCCTGCGAAGTAATGCTTCCCTCTGCTGTCGTGACGCGCGTAGTCAAGCTGGTGATTGCACCTGAGTTAGTCGTGACCTCACCGTCAAGTGTGGTAAGGTCTGATTTAAGCTCAGTGATATCTGTAGACTGTGATGTCAGCGTGCCTTCTGCCGACGTGATTCTCGAATCGAGCGTGTTCGTTGCGGCACTCGTCGCACTAGCCACATCGGTTGGCAAATTAAGTAGAAGGTCGTTACCTGCCTCTGTGGTAATGACATCATCTGTCTCGCCTTGAATCTTGGTTAAGTCTTCAACGGCGACCTCTAAAGCGGTTATGTTGCTTGCGCTTAGGCTCGTGATATCGTTTTCAGCACTCGTAATTCTGGTATCAAGCGTTGATATTGCACTGGCGTTAGCGGCTACGCCTGTCGAGCCATCATTTACCGTTGTTTCAAGTGCTGTTATGTCAGAGGCTTGCGAGGTTATTGAGCCTTCTGCTGTCGTGATCCTTGTGTCCAGTCCTGATATAGCTGTCGCGTTAGCCGCAACACCCGTAGAGCCATCATTGACAGTTGTCTCTAATGCCGTGATGTCTGAGGTGTTAGTTGTGATGCTACCTTCTGCGGTTGTCGCTCTTGTTGTGAGCGACGTGATAGCAGAGGCATTCGTCGTGATGTCGCCTTCGGCAGACGTCAGATCAGACTGAAGCGTTGTTACGTCACTGGTAAGGCTAGTGATAGAACCTTCGGCGGTAGTGACTCTAGAATCTAAGGAAGTGACCGCACTTGACGTCGCGGCAACACCCGTCGTCGCATCATTTACGGTCGTCTCTAGCGCGGTTATATCAGTCGCATTTGTAGTGATATCGCCTTCGGCGGTAGTAACTCTAGTGGTCAGTGCTGTAACTGCGTTAGAAGTCGCTACAACGCCTGTAGATACGTCATTCACGGTCGTCTCTAGTGCCGTGATATCTGACGCATTAGTTGTGATGTTTCCCTCGGCGGTAGTGACGCGTGTAGTTAGCCCACTAATCGCCGTAGAGTTTGTCGTTATGTCACCTTCTGCTGTAGCTAAATCCGTTTGCAGTGTCGTCACGTCAGTAGTGATCGAGGTTATGTCGCCCTCGTTATCGGTAACACGCGTTGTCAGATTAGTAATTGCAGTCGCGTTCGTGGTGATGTCTGTTTGCGCTGTGCTTATGTTGCCTTCCGCTGTGGTCAGCGATGACTGCAACGTCGTGACATCGCTAGATAGCGTGGTGATCGAGTTGCCCTGACTGACCGTGGTCGTGTCGAGTACGCTGATGGCGCTTGAGTTTGCGGATATGTTCGAGTTAGCCGTGTTTAGCCCTGACTGTAGCGTCGTAATGGCCGACGCGTTGCTCGCAATACGCGGGTCAGCTAGTGACTGCCATGCAGAGCCATCCCAGTAATAAGGCTCGTTGTTATCGTCTGAGTCATACCATCGAGAAAAAGTCGGTATCGGATCAGGCACACCGCCAACGCCTGCGACTGGCGCTGAAGTTGATACAAATATATCGCTTGTTCCACTAGTCAAATCAACTATCGTTGCTTCGAGATTTGCCAGCGTCGTGTTAGTTGTGTTGATGCTGTTGTTAATCGTCTGATTGCTTTCATTGACGAAAATAGCGACATCGCCAAGATTCTGAATCAGCACGTCTTGACCTGTCTCAAGGTCTAAGACATCGCCCGACTCTACTTGCACATTTAAAACATCAACAGCTTGAGCCGCACCGTTAATCAGATCGGCGACAGATGTTTCAATCTCTGTGATCGTGACTGCGCCGCTTGCTATCTGAGCAGTCGTTACTGCGTCATCTGCAATCTGATCAGTTGTAATTGCGTCGTCTGCTACGTCAGCAGTGTCAACGAGCAAAGCCTGTGCGCTTACTACAGTCGTATAGCCTGACTTATTGCCTGAGAAGTCAACCGCTCGCAGATAAAAGAATCGGGTGTGCTGACTTAGTCCTGTAAGTATGTACTCCTCGCCACTAATCTTTGCAGAAGGCGTTGCACTGACTGAAGGGGTGCCGCTTGTCGTCGTTACGTGTACTTCGGTAAACGCGTAGTCAATGTCTGTCGGGTTAGTCCACTCACAAGTTATTTGGTTAATTCCCTCAGTCAGAGTGACCGATGTTGGTGCGCTAGGTGCGGTCGTGTCCCCATTTAATGCAAGGTTAGTAATGCTTGTGCCAGTGCTTTGTACGCCTATGAGGTTTTGCGCTTGAACCAAAAAGTCGTAGTTACTAGCTAGGTCTAAGCCCTCGATTAAGGCTCGTGTCTGCCGCGTCTGAACTTCAAGGTAGTCAGTCGTACCGTTCTTGTTAAATCGGACCGTGTAGAATTCAATGAACGCATCATCGGGCGCAGTCCATGTAAGCTCAACAGCAGACTTGAGGCGACCATCTGGGCCGCGCAATCCTATCTCTGAGCTTGTCAGACTTGTCACATTTTCTACTGTGCGACCGTCATACAGGTCTAGCTCACCGCCTGCTAAAAAGTCCTCTTGGTCGCTAGTCGTCCAGTCGTAGACAGCCGATGCTGTTTCGATACACGTTAGATTGACGGCAAGCGATCCGCCGTCAGCAATAGCAAGCGAGTAGTCGATGACCTCAAACACTTTAGAGCTATAACCGAGCCGCTCGTTGGTGACGTTGATTGTGTCACCGACCTTAACCTTCAAGCCCTTTAGGTTCACCGCCATCGTGATAATGACTTGCTGACGAGACTTTAGAAGTGCGATCTTGGCTAGTCGCTGTGCCTGCGTGTTGTTAGTCACAAACGGCAAAGGCATATCAAGGAATATAGGATCGCCGTCTTGTGTGGCGAACGTAGAGCTTATCTGAGGCGGGTAATCTAATACCTTGTAGTTCTTCTCCTGTGAGACGAATATGCCCTTAACGCCATTAAAAACGCTCCTACGCGATTGTTTGGTCTGTGTCTGTATATCAGATATGCAGTCTGCCTCGTCAAACGTGACTGTCGGTGCCTGATACTCTGCGCCATCAACAAAATACTCTCCGCCCGAGTAAGTCAGTCTGCCGCCCATAGCAGACAGCAACTGCTCTATGTTGTCCTTTATTTGGTTGCCTGTGTCGAGTACGCCGTTACAGGTATAGCGATCTTGAGTGCCGCCACCATCTAACGATACCTGCTCCTCGCAAAGGTTTGCGGCATCAATAACTGATTGTGTGTTTATATTTGAAGCGGTTTCGCCGAGTCCGTAGTCTTGGTCGATCATGTAGTCACGTAAGCATAAAGCGGGGTTGTCGCTGTACGCGAATACCTGCGTGCGTGGATCGTAGACACGCTTGCCCTTGATGACAGCAGTTATGTTTGGAACGCCCTGCGGAAATTTGTCTTGGTTCCATTCTAGCTTTAATGCAATGTAAGCTATACCACTGAGCTTGTGGTCTGTCGTCCATGAGGTTATTGGCGTCAGCAAAGTTGAGGCAGATTGAGTTGTCGTGCCTAGCTTAGTTGTATCTACAGTGACATAAGTACCCCAGCCGTCTTCAAATCCACCTGTCGCTGTCCAAATTCTGTTATCGTTAAACCAAATCTCCTCGTAGCTGTTAATATGATGGGTAGCAAAAACTAAAGCTAGATGCAGGAATTTGTTGTCAGACCCAGAGTGAGCGATAAACACAACATTGCCGCCGACGCGCATTTTTCCATAAATTAGTTTGCGTGTGCCTGCGGGTTCGCGTGTAGTCTGTGTGATTCCTCTAAGCTGTGCGCCTAGACTAGGCTTAGGCGCAAGGGCGCGAGATACAATTGAGAGTCCTGCGCCAAGAGCGAAAAAACCTACACCAACAATAAATGAGCTAACTGCACCAGCTAGAGCGGCACCACCTAATGCACTTAATCCTGCAATCGCCGCAATAGCCATATTTTTATCCTAGAACTTTACTGAATACCGTCTCTATCTCTTCAAAGCCGAGCCGCTCCATGATCGGGTCGAATGGCTGATGCGTCTTAGTGTTGATGTGTAGCTTGGTAACACCTTCTGCCTTGAGAGACTCCATAGCGAATTTTACCAGCTTCAAGCCTGTCAGTCCCTTTCGGGCTGGCTTAGTTAGGAAAACGATATCGTTGTTAGCGAATAAGTGGTCTTTATAGTGCAGTGATCGGCTGACCATGATGACAAAGTAGCCCATAAGCTCGCCGTCTTTTCTAGCCGTGTAAATACGCAAGGCGTTTAGCTCGTCAAGTCGGGCATACTCTCGCCAATCAGGGTTCAGCTTTATGATGTCTTTGTTCAGTGCAATTTCATTCCAATGCTCTATGAGCAATGGCTCAATCTCACGCCGTACCTTCGCTAAGTTTTCTATAGAGAAATCCATAACCACCTCAATTATCTGCCGTTATTGCTAGGGTCACGCTCGTCGTCTGTACTAGAGTAAGTTACTACGCCGCTCCTACCCCAAATAATTTCTTTTTCTTCCATCTCTGCGACAAACTCTAGTCCTTTGTCGGTAGGAAAATCAATCTTTTGGTCTTCTGCGGTGTAGCGTCTAACGCGCGTGCGCTCAAACTCGATCAAGCGATTTTCAACCGTAACCTGTATTGTCGCAGTCTCGCCGCCATCGTTAATAACCATCGTATCCATGAAGCCGCTAAACACGACTATAGGGTTGGATATGACTCCGTTGACAGCATCCATCGCGCCAAGCAAAACCTTTAGCTCACGGCCTTGGTAGTCCTCGTCACGGGCTTTAGAAAGTAACGGGCTAGTGACGCCTGACAGCGTGACTGTGATGCCGTTAGCTGATAACTCTGATGTCTCTGCTATCTCGCCAATGCTTAGTAGAGTGCCTGCACCAACGTAATCGACGCCGCTTACAGTGAGGTCGCCAATGCCGCTCCAGAGGTTAAGATTACCCGAATCGAATGCACACTGGACTAGGGTTATGGGGCGAACTAGGTCGGCGGTAACTGCCGACTCCATCGCCGACGTTAATGATCTGCTCATATAGCCTCAACGCAAGCAAAAGTAAAACCGTACAGACTAGCAGAGTTGATATTCCATGCGATTTCATTGCTTGCTAGTCGCCATGTCCCTACGGGTAAGGTGAAGTCCAAAGACGTTGAAGTCGTAATAGCAGTGCGAAGCGGTGGCATTATATCAATGCTCGATGCCGTTGTGTCGGTCACAATGTACAATGCGCCGCCTATTTCAAAGTAGTCACCAGCGACCGCGCCTGCGGTTGTGCCTGTTACAGTCGTAGCACCCTTTGTGCCTGCCGTAATCGTCCCTGTAGCCGTTGTATTGTGTAAGGGGTTGCCAAGGGTAAAGGTGTTTGCCTGACCCCGTAGAGCGGCAAAGAAAGCCTCTACCTGCTTTGCATCAGATCGCTTTAGTGGTGGCAATGTTACCTCTGCCTCCCATCTGACACCCTGATGCTGATAGACCTGCTGATCATAGGTAAAAGGCGACTGACTGATTGACGTTGCTGATCGCAAACGCATCGTCATGTTCTGGATGCCTACATTAGGAAATGCCGCCATTTATGCTGTCCCCATTGCCTTGCTGAATGATCCGCCTCGCATTCTAGCATCTGCGACAGCAGACTTAGCCGCGTTGCTTATCTGTGGCAGTAGATTAGCAATCTCAGCACGTACGGTTTGCTGTACGCCTGTTGTGACGTTTATGTGCTGAACCACTGTAACACCGCCGCCGCCTAGCTGGTCATTGGGTACAACTCGGCCTGTAGTGCTTGGGATGAATAGCTCTGGCCCTTTCTCGCCTACAATTGCGGGTCTACCGCCCGTTGCCACACCGCCATTCGCAAAGGCTGGAAGCCCTGAGCCGCCGCCCCCGCCTGTAGGTGCTGGAGTAGTACCGCCACCGAGCGCGCCACTGATAAAGCCGAATGCGGCATCAACAATGTATTTTTGTATCAGCATCTGTATCAGGCTGTCGATGACTGACTTAGCCATGTTCTTTATTGCATCGCTAAACTTCTGTGCGCCAGTGATTGCGTCAGTAAATGCCTTTCCAAGGCCATCTATTCCTTGGTTAGCCAGCTTAACTAACCCTGTTTGCAAGTCTTCGCCTTGAGTGCGCGCCTGTTGTAAGTTAGACAGGAATGACTCAAATGCAGTCGGCAATGTTTCACTGGCTTTACTAGAAAGATTGTCAACGCTTGCACTTACATTGTCTGTAGCCGCTCGCAACATATCAAAGGTCGCCGCCGCATCTGTCGCAAACGTAAACCTCTCAAAACTGCCAAAGGTGCCTTGTGCCTCTTGAGCCTTTTGAATCGACGCCTCAAGCCCAGCAATTACTTGCTCAATGTCTGCTATTTGCTTGTCGTAAGGGCCAGCCTGACCCATATCGGTAAACTTTTTATTCTCTCGTCTAAGATTAGCAAGCTGTGCCTGCTGTATCTTGAGTTTTTCGGTAAACGTATCTACAGCGTCATTACCAAACGCTTGATTGATCCTTACTTGAAAATCACTGACAAAGTTAGCAATAGAGACGAAGCCGTTTAATAAATCCTGTAAGCCGATAAGCGCGTTTTCTATGCCATCAAGGAATCGGCCTGCTAGCTCTTTACCAAACTCAACAACTGAACCACTTGTGCCTTCGATGCCTGCTTTAACCTTGCTAGTAATTAGCTCAGAGAAAGCCGCAAGCGCGGGCGCTAAGCCAGCAACGGTCTGCTTTATGATGCCGCCAAACAATGACTGCATACGAAATAATGCGTCGTTTGCGTCCTCAACGCCTTTTGCCGCATTTGCCGACATAACGACACCGAGGCTACGCGCTTCACCTAATAGCTCTGACAGACCATCACGACCCATTCCTAGCGTATTTACAAGGGCCGCACCCTCAGAGTCAAAGAGCTTAAATGCCAAACGTAGGCGATCCGCCTCGCTTTCAACACCCTCGAAGGCGTCTGCTAGTACAAGCATTCGCTCATCAAGCGGCAAGCGGACAAGGCTTCTAGCGTCAATGCCTAGCTCACGAATAGCACCCTTAGCCTCACCAGTACCGACAGCGGCTTCTGACGCTCGACGAGTAAACCGCTGTAGCGCCATGTTCATCGTGTTGACTTCGACGCCAGTTAGTTGCCCCGCGTATTGCAGAGCGCTTAGGGCTTCGGTAGTCGTGCCTATTTTGCCCGCTGTTTTGGCAAGGGCATCAGTAGCTTTTAGCGAGTTAGATATGAGCAGGCCAAGACCGCCAGCACCGACGGCGGCAACTAGGGCAGTCTTAAAGTTAAAGAAGACTTTAGAGAGTTTACCGAAGGCGGCTTTTATACCGCGCAAGGCTTTCTGCGTTTGGTCAAACGCCTTGATTACTATGCTTACAGTTTCAGTCGCCATCTTTAGACTCGCTCATTATCTTGAAGTAAGCGAGCCACTCTTGAAACTCATTGACCGAAATCTGCTCGACTTCTTCGATAGTCTTGTGTAACCGATCAGCCAAGGCTATGAGATTCATCCTAGACTGATCGGCCTTTAGTTTTTTTCGACGTCCTCAAATGCCTCGATAGTGCCGAACATCTCATTGGCAATACCAGACACAACGGTCGTCTCTTCCCCCATCAAATCGAGTCTGTCTTCGGCAGAGCTAAACAGCTTTTCGCCGTCTTTGCTTTCCGCCTTCATGACAATCAGATCGACCATTGCCGCGATGCTTGGGTTCTGCATCACTTGCGGATGTCGCTTCTGCAACTCGTTCAGGTCATAGCAAGTCAGTGGGCGACAAAACAGAGCGAACGGCCCTGACTCATCTGCCCACTCTGCGACCTCGATCTTACGGCGGGACTGCTTACGTCTCGCTCGTAATTCCTTAGCCAGACCCATTAGTTAGACTGCTCAGTGATCGCGCCTGATACCTGCACAGAGAATGACGCTTCTACAAGGCCGTCATACGATGCAGAGATAGTCTTTGCAGTAACGATGCCAGCGCCTTCGTAATACTTCTCGCCTGCGCCTGTTCCTGTTGGGTGTATTTCCCAATCAATCGCGGCACCAGAATCAAGTACAAGATGCTGAGCATCGGCGTCATCCCAAAGCGCTTCAATAGTCAAGGTCGCGTCCTTTAGGCTGGACAGGTAAGACTTTACCGAATCGCCCATTACAGTGTCTTCGATAGTGTCCGCAGTCTCGTCGATGCTGTACGAACGTACTTCACCTACAACCGCAACTGATCCACCAGAAGCGGCAATCTTTACGGAACCGCTTGAGCCTTTATGTGTAGCCATGAATTTTCTCCCTTACGCGTCGCCGCGTGTGTATTGATAAAGAATCTGAACGGTGACAATGACGCCGCCAATAGGGTCTATTGTACCATCATCTACCTCAACGCTAATAACCTGCGTATCTATAGCGTGACCGCCACGCGTCCTATCCTCGTCGAGTTTTTCGTCGATAGCCTCCGCAATCTGATTACGGGCTGTGTCGATGTTCTTGTGCTTAACGTAGCAAATCAGTTCGTAGTCGATAGTGCCATGCCTACTGGTCAGGCTACCGCCAAGGCTGGCGTCTTCTCGTGACTCGTTTGCTGTGCGTACTAATATCGCTGGAAACTGTGCGTTAGACAGCTTGTCGAAGTCAAACGGCTCACGCGTCACCTTCTTTACATTAGGCGTAGAGATAGCTGACAGTGCCGTCACAATATTAGCGGCTATGTTTTCTCTCACGCTCATAGGTTCAGCCCTTTAAAGTAAACGTCACGGATAGCGCGTGTGTCGCTCTTGTTAAGCCCGAAGAATGGGCGCTTGCGGTTGTTCATTGCCGCCTTCTTAGACTCTGCTCTGCTATCAAAGTAAATCAAGCCATCTTGACCACGCAAGCCTGACTGCATTGACTTACGCATTTGACCTGTAAATATCAGCTTAACTTTATCGACCTGTCTGCCTTTGCTCTTACGAAAGCCTTTGTAGGACTCTGAATACGGGCGGAATGGTTGCTCGTTTACATCAAGGCCAAGGCTTGTGCGCTTGTTGATTCGATTGACGCCCTCTGCCGCCGCTCGGCGCATCGCTCGCTTGTGATTCTGCGTAAACGTGCGCCCGAGCTTCTCGACCATCTTACGAAGGTCACGCGGCTTTGTGTCGATGTTGACCTTGATCATCTGTTAAGCCGATTAAGAGCGACAGGCTCTTTCTCTTTGTCAGTGACAGTGCCGTCGTCGTCTGCATCGTACTCGACACCATCTTGAAATACTGCGTCTAACTCTTCACCGTAACGCGCCTTGTAGAAGTCGATCATCTGCAAGAAGCGGTCGTCGTCTACCCAGTTGGTTAGCTGTGGCAATACGTACTTCCACAATACGAGGTAAGCCGCAGAGCGTGTCCACTGCGAGTCGGTCAGATAAGTTACGTCCATCTCGCCAGCTATGCCCTTACGGTGCCACCATCGGTTACGAATCTCGCGCTCAATATCTGCCTGCGCTCGTGCGTGTTCATCAGAAAAGCTACTGATGCCGAAGTCTAAGATATCAGGCACTAACTCTGTTAAATTGCTGTCTTCACTAAATGCCATGTCATCACCACTTTACACGCGCCGACCAATAGACTGCATCTAATGGCGTTGCGTTCTTTAGGTTGTCACCGTGTCTAGCGTACCAAGCCGCTCGCATGGCCTTGTCGCGGGCTGACTCCCCATCACGTGGCGGGTAAGTCTTCGCGCCTTGAGCGCCAAATCTAACGAGCTTGATAGCACCTTTGTAGCGAGCTAGAACCGCATGAGACTTGTTCGGATGTCGTGGCGTTCGCTTTGCCACGTTGTAATCCTCGAACCTCTCACCTCGGTAATTGATCGCCATATAATCCTCAGAGTAAAGCGGCCCCGAAGGGCCGCATACATCTTAAAGTGCCGCGTCAAACAACATCTCTACACCGTAGCTGTCGTCAAGCTCGCCAACGCCGTAGACGGCAGTAGCATTAAGCTCGAATGCACGATTGGATGCGTCACGCTCAGTCTCGAGGTTAAAGTCACGCTTCATAGCGATGCACATAGCTTCGCGAGTGAAGACACAACCCTTGGCATCGTCAGAGCCATCAACTGTGATGTTGGCTGACTGATACACTTCGATACCGCCGACAGAGCCTACAAAACCGTTGCGCATTGCTTCGTTCTGCAAGTCACCACCGTTAGGGTTAGCGAAGGTGTTAGTCAGGTTAGCTGACAACTGATAAGCGTGGAATGGGTGAACAACTGCGTATACAGGGCCGAGTGCCTTGTTAGCTCGCAGAGTCGCCGCCGCCTTGAACAAATCAGCTACAGTGATTTCCTGACCTGCCGCACCAAGTGAAGCAGAGAAGCCATCAAACAGAGCGATGATGTCCTTGTCCATCTTAGTAGCGATAGAGTTACCCAATACAGTGCCAAGCTCTTGAGCAGGGTTGCCCGCGCCCATTGCCGCCATGTCAGTTAGCAATACCTGCGCACCAACTTCTCCGACAGTAACAGTGACGCCAGACGTGCTGACAGTGCTTGAAGACATATCAGTGCCTTCGGTCAAGTCAGCCGCAGTGACTGCTGGGTACTTAGGTACTTGGATAGTTGTACCAGCTACATTACCGATGTCGTAGCGAGTGATAAGGCCAGCCATGAGCGATTGCTCCTCGGCTGTGAAACGTGCCTGCATGATGATGTTTGCAAACAGATCGTCAAGTGTTGAACTAGTAGTAGCCGCCATGATTGAAATCTCCTGTGTTTAGCGGTTTATTTCTTAGCTAACATCATGGCTCGGTAAGCCTCTTTGCCACCGTTATGCCAGTTAGCTTCCATTTCTACCGCCGACATAGGTTTCGACGTGGAACCACCTACCGACCCTTGTGATCCTGCGCCACCTGCTGACGCCTTCACAAAGTGCGGGTTCGTTGTCAAGAAATCACCGACTAGCTCATCAACGGTTAAGAGGTCGCCTTTGTCGTTGTAGCGTGGCGTTCCGTTCGCATCGTAAACTTCTGCGGTGCCGTCTTCAGACAGCCGAACCGAGCCACGTAGCAACTGACTGACTTGCTCTGCCGATACTGCATTGTTTCGGCTTGCCGCTGACAGTAGCGCCCCATCAACCAATTGGCTTTCAAGGCGTTGCTTGTACGTCATGATTTCCTGATCTTTCTTCTCAACGGTCTGCTTCAGAATTGACTCGAACTCGCCGCGCTCTTTCTGCTTCTCAATTTCAGCTTCTTGCTGACGTTGTAGAAGCGACTTAGCCTCGTCGATGTCGATACCGTCTAGCCTCTTTTCGTATTGTCGCTTAGTGCGAGCAACACGATCAGCCACTATTCGGTCCAACTCCTCTTGCGTGAACGTCTTTGAATCCTGAACTTCTGGTGTTTCCACTGCGGCTTCAGTTACCGCGTCTGCCATGATTTCATCGCTCATGTTTACGAATCCTCTTACGAGTAGGTTAATTGTATCAAATTAGCGTGACTTACGCTTTTTCTTGCGCTTGTCTTTCTTATGATAAGGCATAATGACCTCCTTAGTCAGGTATTGGCACCCACCAGTGCCGACAGTTGTAGCCACCTCTCACACGGAACGGATTGCCTGAACGCTTACCTGCCCAAGTGTCGTCCCATATCTCATAGATTTCTTCGGTCGTGTATTCCTTACCGACGTGCCGCTCACAAAAAGGGCGCGTCGTTTTTATCGTATCGCCCTCGTATCTAAACGTCGTAATGCCAGCCTCTGCCGCGCTTGCGGCTACCAAAGTAGCGCTAAATTCAAACAGTGCATCGTGCAACATAGTGCCTGAATAGCGTTGCAAGTCAGAGGTCAAAAGACTATTTAGCTCGTCAAGACTTGCAGAAAAAGGCGTACCTGACAGCGTGTTGTTGTAGACCTGCTGATAAAGCGCCTCTGCAAAGTCGTCAGCCAGTGCCTCGTGGCCTGTAAAGCTGAACTGCTGAAGCTGACCGATGACCGACTGCGGTACGCGGAACTCTGCGAACTGTTCCATAAACTCCTGCGTCAATGCTACCGCGTCAGGGTACTCGCGGATGATGTCATCAATGACCGTCAGGTATTCTTCACGGACTAGGCCGTCAATCTGTGTGCGAAGTGCCAGCGCCGCATCAAGGTCGAAGAGTTGCCCATCACGCAAAGGCAGGTTAGCAAGTGCGTCAGTCAGCCTAAGCCGTAGCGACTCCATAGCACGCAAAAGGCGACGCTCATGCGCCGAGGTCGCCCGTTCTAATGCGCGTGTAAGTTCCTCACTGTCCATCGGTTACAGGTGCTTCCGCAAACTGCCCGAGTGCCGTTACAGCGCCGTCAATCTCTGTGTGCGCCTGTGTAAGTAGCTCATCGTCAAGTAGCAAGTCTGCGATTTGCTTATCAACGGCTTTACTAAACGTCTCCGACCTAACGCCTGATAGTTTTGCTTTTTGCAAATAGTTAAGTTCCTGCTCGTAGTCTCGGATGTCGAAGCTGTCGGGGTAGCTAATCTCTACCTCGTGCAGATTGTGACCTTGCCACGTACACCACAACTCCCATAACTGCTCTTCAGCTAACTCTAGTATGTCAGCCTTCTCGGATAGCTTTGCGTTGAGCATTTGGAACTCTGTCTGCATAGCCACGCCTGACTGCGTCATTGCCTCTGTGCCGCGTACTGCGCCCATGTGAGCCATACGGTTAATGGACTCGATCTTGTCGTCTATAGAGGCTCTGATGGCGTCTAGGTTAGCCCCTGACGGTTGCATCTGGTACGGCTTCAGTGCCGCGTCCATATCATCGCTAATGTTGATGACCGCACCTGCGCCTGCACTAGCATCTGTGTCGTAAGTCTTAACCAGCGTCGGGTGGTTAGAGATTCGTATCAGTTGCTCGATTTCTGATAGCTCTTGGTAAATAGCCTGTTGCATATAGGCGATGTCGGAAATGTCAGATATGCCGATACCGCGCACGACTGATCGGTTAGACGGTAAATGCACTGCGGGTATCTTGCCAATAGGGTTGTCGATCGTCTCGATAACGTTGGCCTCGTCACCGTGGTAGCGCACAAGCTGTATCTGCTCTTTGCTCCAGATGCGGAAGTACGTTTCTGTCGTCGTCCCGTCGATACGGTTTACTGACTCGCGCACCTTCATGTAGGTAAGCTCATGCCGACCGCTAGGCATCCGCTCATACTTCCAGTCGTAGACATTCTCAGGGGTTATGAGTGTGACGTATGGTCGTATCTCTTGCGCCAGCTCCTCTGCTCTTGTCCCTGCTGTAGATTGCGGCTTGTCGAGCATGATCCAGACGTGACCGTAAACGCTAGACCATATCTGCGCCTCGCGCATAAAGCTGTTGAAGTTTTGGCCGTCAAGGTTAGCGTCCTTTAGAAACGCCTCTAGGTCGGCACTGCCTTCCATCTGCTGGAAGTTACGAGTCGGCGGTACGCGCCACAGAAACGACGAGTAAACGTGTACGACGTTACGGCAGTGGTTGTCTAGCGGTGTTAAGGCTAGGCGTCTGCTGTAGGCGTTCTTGTCCTCGTTAAGGTAGCTCGTTAGGTATGAGCCATCACGGTAGTCCTGCCCGCCCATGTACGAGCGCAGATAGAACTCCCATCGGTCTACATTGTTTTCGTAATCGGGGTGCTGGTACTCGATATCTTCGTAATACATTTACGTCCACCTCTGCGGTGCTGTTGGCTGATGCGCCTTTCTGATTGGGAATAGATACTCAACCGCATAGCCAAGTGCATCGTTCATGTGATCAAAGCCGTCCTTTTCTGGCTGGCTGGTGCCTTCCTTGTAGGTATGGCGTTCCAATGACTCAATCACCTTCTTGCACTTAGGGTCAACGTATAACCGCCGCTGTCCATCGTTAGATAGTAAGCGACTGTTCACCGCGTTTATTCTGTCCCGTACTGCCGCATGAGAGTTTCGGACGCGTACCTCGAAACCAGCGTTTTGCAATATAGACAGATCAGTCCTGCCACCCGCACTCGTCTTACGCTGACGTGATGCAGGGTCAGGGTATATCACTATTGTACCATTTCCGTAGCGTTCGCGAAGCTCTGCGACCATCTCGTCTGTGTTACTGCCAAACATGACTATTTCGTCGAAGATGTGGAGCGTGTCTCCCTTGCGCGTCATGAGGACGGCAGACATCGGATCGAGGTTAAAGTCCATGCCTACATGGATGACAGAGCGGTCGCCATCGTGTCGCTTGACCGACTCCTCTCGCTTAAAGCCGTAGTAGATGATGCCGCTATAATTCACAAACTGCGCTTCGTATTCCTGCTGGAATGTGCGCTCGTCTAGGTCTGCTTTAGCCGACTCTATTTCTGATGGTGCAACATTACCACCTTGAATCGTTGTGTACTGATATGAGCGCCAACCGTCATCGCCGTCAACGCCTTTACCATACAGGTCATAAAAGTGATTGCGCCCTTTTGGTGTGCCAATAAAAACAGCAGAGCCGATCCTGTCGCTCAGTGAAGGTCTTAGTACCTCGTACCATGCCTGCGGCCTCATATCAGCGAACTCATCAAGCACAACAAAGTCTAGCGACCGTCCGCGCAGGTTGTCGGGCTTCTCAGCGCCCTTGAGCGATATCGTCGAACCGTTTAGCAGGCTTAGTGTAAGTGCCGTTTCGTTAGTCTTGGCAATGTACTCAGGCGGTATTTGGCTGATTAGCATCTCCCACGCTATCTCTTTCGCCGCCTTATAAGTCGGCGCTACATACCAGACGTTCTGGTCTTTAGCCATAAGTGCGCGGTTAAGTATCTCTGCTGTGCTAAGGAATGTCTTGCCAAATCGACGGCCAGCCACGACAACACGAAATCGTGATGTGTCGTCAAATATTTTAGTCTGCGGTTTCGTCAATATCATCGCGTGTCAGCTTGATAACGACGGGCGGCAAATCCTGCGCTTCTGGTTGTGCTTCTTTCCAGCCTGCCTGTGTCTTAAGATAAAAAATTGCGGCAGTAGTGTTGCCCGAAGTCGCTTGACCAATGAGATTCTTAGCAACAGTTACAATGGCCCTAGCTTTTCCTTTTTTATAATGTTCGGAAACCCGCTCATCACGTTTCATTATCTCGTGAAAAGTTGTTCGGCTCATGCCGAGGTAGTCTGCTATCTGTTCTTGATTCAACACAGACGCTAATGCGCTTATTTCGATAAGTTCATCGTCGGTCAACTGTCGCTTCGGCCTACCCCCTTTATTCATGCGGAGCCTGCTTATTTTTATCTTTGAAAGCGTCTAGCGCGTACCATACTAACGAATTACGATAGCCGCCTTTGTGCGTTGGTACGATTGGAGTAACTCCATGCATATTCCGCCAAGCAGGATAAACTAGCATCGAATCGTTAGCGCAGTTGATGGTAGTGTCGTAATCAGGCAAAAAGAGATTGCCGCCCTTGCTGTTTCGCCGCTTCGTAATGATGACGTTAAGAGCGCCCTTCACATTCAAGTTGTCACGATGTATCGCCGCCGCGATATTGTAATTACTAATCGAACTTGTGAATAAGTCACAGAAGCGCCATTCTTCAGGCACCGCTTTCTCCACGCTATTCTTGTGCGTTTCATAAAGCTCTTTAGATACGCTTTCGATTACTTCTAATGCGTTTTTGCCTGCAAGCGTCATCGCTTTAATAAACGTCGTTGCTGACTTAACGCCATGTACTGAACTGCGTGTAGCATACGACCTTCTCATATGCGGCTTAGGTGGAACCGAACCGATAATGCAAGAGTGTTGTAAGACTGGTTTGCCCTGCAGTGAGCTAGAGCGCTTCATAACGCTCTTAGGCACTCTCGCAGAGTTAAGCTCGAAGTCTGCGATATCCGTTAGCTTCTTGAGCTTCTCTGGCATCTTCTCCAGATAAAACCCTATGGGCTTGCCGCCATTAACAAACAGTGCGTCGCCAGTGAAAGAGGGCGCTAACTCTTGCGGCTGATCGCCTATCTTGTAAGCGTGAACGATTTGTTGAAGCTCGATTGTCTTCATCGAAAGCAGAACAAATTCGTACAGGCTGGAAACCAGTTTTTCGGCCATACTTCGTGTTCACGCGACTCATAGCAAATCTGCTTCCAAGCGCACTCAATGCGATAAATGTTTTTTTGTCTGTCGATCAAGCTCCACAGCCTTTTCAGGCTCGGGTCTATGTCGAATGACCACTCATAAACTAGACGATCAAAAACGGCGCTAGTGTTTTCTAGTATTGGCATCTCTGCGCCTTCAATATCCATCTTACAGCAATCCTTGCCTTTAGCCTCCACCTCAAAATTTATCGCAGGTACTTTAATGCCTTTGTCATTCCATTTTTTGACAATGCTATTACGCCAGACATTGCCATTATTGCCGATGAACAGGTGAACGCTTTTTGTGTCGTCATGCACTAATGCGGCTTGTTTAATATCAGCCTTGAATCCGTTCAGCTTGAGGTTTTTTTCGATCATCTCGCAATTGAATGGGTCAGGCTCGTATATAGTGGCTTTTGCGCCCTTAGAGATTGCCAATAATGAGAAGGCCCCCACATTGCCGCCACAGTCCATCCAATGCTGATCTGGCTCAATCCTCATTCCTCGCTGTTGATAGACATTCGCCCCGATCACTTCCTCGAACGTTTTAAGATCGCTCATTCCTTCGCGGTGATAAAACTTTATGCCTTTAATGCTATTTCGCTTGAGCTTCATGTCTTGCCTTCTCCGCTTTAAGGTGTTGGATGAGCATATCTCCGACATAGGCATCTTGCTGTCGCCACCACTTTACAAGCTCTTGAGCTTCTTCATAATGCTCTGGCAGAAACTCTATTTGAATGGCTTTCCTAACGCCGTCTGTCATGGCTTGCATTTCATCGGCAAGGTTATCATCATTTAAAATGCTGTAATCAGGCGTTGATGCGAATTCTGGCAACTCATCGAAGCCTAATATCTCTAGATCAAAGTCTAGCTCCATAAGGCGCTCTAGCTCTACAGATAGCTTTTCGTCATCCCATTCACTATTTAGAGCTAAATTATTATCGGCAATAACATATGCCTTCTTCTGCGCCTCTGTTAGGTTTTCGAGAGTAATCGTAGGAACCTCTAGCAGACCTAGCTTCTGCGCCGCCAGTAGCCTGCCATGCCCTGCTATTATCGTCTCGTGATCATCTATTAAAATCGGGTTGTTGAATCCGAACTCGTTTATACTCGCGGCTATCTGGGCAACTTGAGTTTCAGAATGCTTGCGCGAGTTCATGGCATACGGAATCAGGTCGTTTGTCGGGATGTACTCAATTGATAGGTTCATAGTCATATAGGTGATGGGATACTCTCAGCCCACAAAAGGCCATGAGATTTCCCGTCTCTCACTTCTCCGCGTTGGATATCTTGGTCAGACATAGGGTATGTCTCTACTGCCCCGTCATCAAATGCGACAAGGTACGTTCCTTCATGTCTCGGCATACCGCCCTGAACTACAGGACGCCAATCTATAGTTACTATCTGCAACATATAGTGTCCCCCGAAGTCACCCCCGAAGTCACCCCCGAAGTCATTCCCGAAGTTCATTATACATAATATTGTGGTTATGCAAAAAAAAGCCCGCACTAAGCGGGCAACTCACAAAGCTACGGATCGTAGCGGATAATTTCGAGCGGTGGTTCGTCGTTCGTTCTTAGCTTTACCACCCTAAAGTCTGACAGTACGGCGGCGTCTTCCTGCCACCTCTTAGACATGGACTCTGCCGCTCTAAGGGCAATAATCCAGTCTTCAGTATCCTCATCACTCAGCGACGCAAGTCTCGTCATAAACGCCTCTAAAGTCAGGGTGTCCGTCCTGCCCATCTGTTTTCTCCCACAACTCTACGAACTCGCAGTAAATGTCTTGCTGTAAGACTGCCTCTTCGTAGTCACCCTGCCCTGCTATCCCGAATGCAAACAGGACTAGCACTATCCCTATTATCAGAACCGCATACGCGTCCGTTGATAAGTCCCTCATAAATATCCCTCACTTTACTATTGTTGCGCAACTTATTTAAAGCCGCTTCCTCGATTTGTCTTACACGCTGACGGCTGATGCCAAGCTCTGCGGCTATCTCAGCGTAGGTCATCTTCTCTACGAATTTGCTGTCCACGCTACCCCCGTAAAGTCCGCTTATACAAAGTTAATCTCTAGTAAGCCCTAATATGGGCCGCTTGAGTATTCGTACCAAGTGCCACGCTTGCCAAGCCATAGGCTGTACTTGAAACCGCAATCAGTTTCAATTCGCACGTGAGTCCGACGCTCCTCATACATTGAGCTTACGGGCCAGACTGCCTTGTGACCTCCAGTTGCAATTTCTTTAGCAATGGCGCGTTCTTGCGATGGCGTTAAGTGAACTTCTGTCATGTCTGTCTCCCTTCGTCAGTGGCTGTGTCCCCAGCCGATGAAAGAAGTATTGACCAACTAATTAACATTCGCAAGCACTTTTTTATCTTTTTTTGATAATTAATGAGGGAGAGTTTCGTTGCCTTGTTAGGCGAGGGCAGATTAATTACCCGTAGTGGCGGGCAATCTCTGCTATGAAGTGGTCTTGGCTAGGCTTTCGACAAAGTAGCTTCAGGTACTCTTCCTCGCTTACACCTCTGTCTCTGCCTAATCGCTCAAGTAGCTTTTGGATTCTGTCAGTAACGACGATGTGATGCCGCTCTGCAAAATACTGCCGTTGGCTTTGTACACACATAACAACCTCCATAGTTGCCCCGTCATTATAGCACAGAGGCAATCAGTTATACGAAACCATCACGTATTCTGGATTTTGTTCCTTGCGTTTAATCTCTTCTCGGTAGTGCTTGGCTATTTCATCGCGGGTGGCTTTGTTGTCCTTCATGATGCCGCGAGACTTTTCCCGCAGTATCTCCATGTGACCCTCGCCGAGGTATGAATTGCAGAAGTCGGCAAACATGATTGGCGACTCGGTAAACAGACGATGGCAGGTGTAACAGCCAGTAAGCAAGTTATCTAGTGAGTAGCGAACGACCTTGTTTCTGCGACCATAGATGTGCATGGCCTGATTCGTTTCTGTGTTGCCACAACGGACACAAGCGCCGTCGCGTAATCTGACTGCCTTACTGCACCATATGTCGGCGTTCGTTCGCTTTATTGCCATAGTACGTCTCTGTTGTGTATTGCCGTTCACGTAGGATCGCTGACTCGGTATGACCGCAGTTGCATGACCAGCCTTCTAGCCTTCCGCCCTGTCGCGTAAATTGCGGCACCATTTCCTTGTAGCACTCAGTGCATTTCACGATTAACACCTAAATCCTCAATTGTACTTAGAAGCGCAGACAGCCAGCTGATAGCAAACGACTCGATATCGACGTCAATAGTAATGCCTTCAGGACACAGCACATCAACATAGACATCTGTCAGATGATCGTTTCTGGTGTTGGTTGTTGCGCCGATAACTGCGTCTACCCTGCAGACCACTTGCCCGCCGTCAGGTAGCGGCATAGCAATGATCGGTAATTTTTTGCTCAAGTTAAAGCCTCAATGCCAACTTTAAAGCGGCTGTGTTCGCCGTAATTCTTATCGAGTATGACACAGGACATAGACCTTGCGGAACCATAGCCAGAGGCTGAGTGATAGGCATCGGGCGGACACAACACTCCGAACGATTCTAGGTGCAAGCCGCCTAGCTCTGTGACTGTGCGGTGATGGATGTGACCGTGATACAGGTATCGGTATTTAGTCCTGCCCCATTGCTCTGCGTAGTCTCGTGTGACTGCCTCGTAAAGCCCTTGCGTTTTAATCCTGTCGCCGTGGTGCATCACCACTAGAGTCTCGCCCCACTCGAAATGTGTCCACTTAGAAAAGTTGTCAAATACCTTGACGCGTGGCTCGCTTGCAAAGTACAGCCGCATCATCTCGTTAAGCCACAAACTGGCATCGGGGTCATGGTTGCCCCTTACGTTGATAAGCCACACCTCTTTGTGCGTCTCTAGCATACGAGTAATTAAGACTCGGAACAGGTTGCCGACTACTCTGATGACACGGCCTAGCCTGCCATCAACATCGACAGGCGTACCCTTCGCCGTCTTGTTGTCGCTCGAATTTGCGTGCAAAAAATCACCGAGGTTTATTAGTGCGCCGACCTCCGATTCACCTGCCGCCGATACGAGCTTATCGACCGCCTTAATCAGTACGTCTTGCGCTATGTTTGTGTCCCAATCGTCACCACCCGTCTCAGGCGACCAGCAGAGCGCGTTCAGGTGATGATCGCCTATTAAGTAAGCCGACAACCTATCTGAGTTTTTCGCCGCCTGTGGCGCTTCTATGGGCTTATAAAGGCCATCTATTTCTTCGAGGAATCCAGCCTTGAATGCCTCAAGCGCGGCCTCAAGCATTGCCTCTTTATCTGCAATGGACTTAACCCATTGACCGACTGGCTTGCCTTCATCATTGTAGTAGGTAGATACGCCGCGAACCTTAAAGGTGTCGGGTACGGTATGGTGCATATCGTGTTGCGGTGAGTAGCCCTGTACTTCAGCCCTGCCTTGCACCAACTTTACCACGTCTCGAACGCTCCACTTAGAGCAATTAAGCTCGTTGGCTATGGTGGTGTAGCCCATGCCGCGCTCGTGCATCTCTATGATCGTTCGCTGTCGATCTGTAGTGCAATACTGTAATAGGCTCATGCCTATCCCCCCAGTTTGCTGTACTCCGAGTTTTGAGGTTTGGTCAGTTTGACACCTAAGTCTATGCACCATGCCTCAACTTGTTCCATGAAGTATAGCATCTCGCCGCGATCTAGCGTCGAAGTGCGCCGAACTTGCGCGGGTATGGTCGTTTTTGACACCTCGATGTCTTCTGTACCGAGAAACTTGTACTTGACCATCAGCTTCAACTCTTCTTCTGTGCCAGTAAAGCCGCCGCTTTTTTTGAAGTGTCGGTGCATATCTCTAACCCACACATGAAACAGATCATTTTGACTTATGGAACGACGAGGCTTGTACTCCTTGACCTGCCATGCTACAGGCTTATCCCAGCACCATTCTGTTTCAAGAAATTTCTTGAAGGCTTCGGTGCGGTCTTTTATTTCTAAAGGGTCTTTTATTAGCCAGAATTCGCCAAACATTTTGCCCCCTTTGCAAGCTGTAGCAATTGGTCGATAGGTATTAGCCTAGATTGAGCAAGCGCATAGGTCGGCTTGTAGCCTTCTTTAAGTACCTTTAAATTTTCGGGTTGCCTTATGACATTTACGTGCGCTACGCCGCCACACCGCCAGACATCACGCTCACCACACATAAGGACGTAAAGATCGCAGAGCTTGCGCTTGTCTGTTTCTAAAAGCAGGCGACCGTTAGGTTGCTTAGTAGCCTTAACGTCTATCTGATAGCCCATCCATTCGCAATCAGCCACCTGCGGCGTATCACTAAAGTCTGGTCGAACTCCGATCAGCTTGCAGAAAGCCATCTCTGCGGCCATACCATTTGTTTCAACTTCGTACTGGCTATCGGTCTTAGACATCTTGCGATTTACAGCACCAATTTTTCGGGACGCTCTGTAGCGTCTTATCCCTACCTCGCAGGCTATTTCATATTCTCGCGCAGTCAGCTCAATCATCATTGCGTCACCCTCTGCCCATCAAAGGTCACATATTGCCCATAGCGTTGCAGGCATGACTGTCTAAAGGCTTCGCTTTGCATGAAGTCGTGAGTCAGATCATCTAACTGAGTCCATTTCTTCATCGGTATTTTACCTGTCTGCTCCTGCTCCTGTTGAGCAAATGGGCTACCGCCTTTCTGATTCGCGCGTGAAAGCCAGCTTTGGCAAAAACGCGGCATTCCTTTTACAGTCTTGATGCGACTAGGGTTAGCCTCTAACCAAGTCGCCATTACATTTAGTTCGGCAAATACGTCTACTTCATGGAATGCGTGTTGCCAGCTTAATAGTTGCTCATCTGTTGGTTGCCAGTCTTCGCCGCTTTTCGTAATCATTCCCTTCTCCTTTTTTTTAGACAATAGGGGTCATTAGAGGACGACTGTTGCCCTATACAAGTATCTAGCTAATCCATCATCCCTACAGTATCAGTGCAGATCATTAACGGCTCTGTCATCACCGCGCCCTTACTACATGGCAACTTAACCACTGTTCGTCCCCGTCCTCAAAGGTCGTAGGAATGATTCGGCTTTTGTGAGCGACTGCACCTGAGACAGCACTATTTGACTAGGCTCGACTAGGCGTGATTAAAAAGAGGATAGGTGATAGGTATACAGACAGCTAGATTGCTGTATAATTTTCCCTATCCTCAATGCACGCAAGCTAAGGATGCCACGAGCGTAACCCTTCCGCAAGTGGTCTGGCCCCGTCTCAACAACGGGGCTTTTTTTTACCTCCCCAATCTCTCAAACTCTTCTAGCGATAAATCAAGCCGCTCCGCTAGTCTGACAACAAGGCTAAACTTCATGTCGTCCTTATGCCTCCAGCGACAGATAGCAACCTTGTTTACGCCAAACTCTTTTGCCAACTGGTCATTACTCACACCTGCTAACGCCTGTGCTTTCTTGAGTGCGCGACCCGTACTAGAACGGTAGGTCATCTTCAAACTCCTCACTAGGCTTCGCGGCTTGACGGGCGTTTGCTATGCCTTGCTTTGCCACTTCACTTTGGTCAGGCGTCCACGTGTCGAGCTTGGTGTACAGCTTGTCGCTCGCCTTAGCCTTTAGCACTTCCATGTTGACCCAATCACCTGCCTGATTGTTGAGAAACGGAATAAGCTCCGACTTCTTAACCGCCAGCTTGACTATCGCGTAGTCAGGTGCGTTAGCGTTTCGCTTGGCTATTAAGCCATCTACAAATTTAATATCAGCCATTTACTAGCTCCTTTCTTGCTTGGTTAAATGCGTCATTGCCCTTGCAGGCCGAACGCTCTTCGGTGGTAAAAATGCCGCCCTTAGTCGGCGCCCTAAACAATGTCGCCATTGTCTCGTGGTCGATGTCCTGCCAGATAGCCGCCAGCGCCTGCCAATCCTCATTGGCGATTGCTTCCTTGGCGTACATGACCCAATCAAAGTGATCACGGACCAGCTTCATGTACTCGATAAACTCGCCGTCATTCTGCTGGCTTATCGCGTTGGCTACCTCATCGGCTGATGCTATCTCGGTACCCATCAGGTCGCGATGCAGTAGGCTTATTGCCCTACCACAAGCACTTGTCTCGCATATCTCTAGACTGCTTGTCGTGTGTAGCCTAGACGCGTCTCTGCGCTCCTCTGCCCATCCTGTGGACACTAGACGGTCATCTGTATCAAAGACCTTAGAAACCATCACCACGCGCTCGTCATCGGCTGACACTAGCTCAGTGACTAGGCGGTGATTAGGGTACTTGTCACGGAAGTCTGCGACCCGCTTTGCAACGGTCTTGTACTCCTTGCCGTGAATCTTAACTATGCCGTCAGACATATTATTCTCCTCTTATTGATGGGAAGTCAGGCATCGGAAATTTCTCCTCAAATGCCTCAGTTGCGACGTGCGAGGCATCGCGCATCTGTGTTAGTGCGTACCCATCGGCATAGCCTGACAGGTACATATCGGTGGCGGGGTAGCGTTGGCAGTTACAGCGCAAGCCATCCTCAAAGCCGTGACGGAAATCACGACTAGCAACCTTGAGAAAGTCCTTGAACCGCTCTTCAAGGAAGTCGTCATCTGACTTAGTAAAGTCCAGCATTGAGCGCCTCCTTATACGCGGTTATGTCACAGCGATAGCTCATCTGTCGCTGATAGGCTTCTTCTTCGAGTAGCAGGTGTTCATGTATTGCGAACTTGGCATAGTTCCAGTGCATGGCCTGTGTCTGCAAAGTCCATGCGTCATGAGTGCGGTTGTTCGAAAACATATTCATAAACCACTCTGCCGCGTCACGTCGCCATGACTGACCGCTAGACTTGTGTTTGCCTTCGTCGTCACAGTTACAGCAGATAGCCTCTGAGACTAGCTCGTCGTGACCGTTTAGGATTGCCCACGCCAACAGCTCACCGCGCATCTCGCCAGTGATGTTGTCGATGTTTTCTTGCCAGTTGTGATGATCTACTGACAGTTTCCAGATATCAATTTGCATTGCTTTTCTCCCTTCAGCGTTCCACATGGAACACCTACATTATGCACGATAAAGGGCAACACGCAACCACTAAAAGATAATTATTTTTCTTTTTTTGTTAATTTATTTTCATCTAGGGGTTTACATGGTTATCATTTTAGGGCAAAGTGTATTCATCGGCTGGGGACACAGCCACTAACGAAGGGAGAAGTAAGATGCAAAACTGGATTCCAAAAAAGCACCAAGCAATTGTCGCGTTTGCTGAATCAACTTCTGAGTGTTGGGAAGTCGGCCTCAAAGACGGCTACATCAACGAGTATTGGGGCCAAGAGATTTGGGCTTGCGATAAGTCAATAAGCAACGTCAGGCAAGCCAAAGCGGAGTTACGTGAGTTTCTTAACGGTGTAGTGTCAAAAGCAGACATTGAGAAACGCGCATACATCGCAGAATTGCGCGACGAGCTACACGACGAATGGCATCGACTAGAGATGCAACGCGATTCGCTTGCAACGTATGGCCGCTTGTAGCGGCCTTTACCAAGGGAGAAGGGAATGCAAATTAAACTTAATCAAAGAGAAGTAGAAATTTTCTACGCGGGTTTATTGTTAGGCAAAACTTTAGATGTCGATCAGGAATGGGAGACACATGACTGCGTCGGGTTTGGAGATTTTGAAGGCTTGCTGATACAGTTGTGCAAAAAAACACTGACGCTCGATTTCGATCATACCGATGGTCGCGATAAGTATTTTGCAAGCATTGGCATTATTTACGAAGTCGAAAGAGAAGTTAATAAATGGCTTGGTGGAGAAAAATAATATGTGGGGATTTACAATCATCGGCCGAGACGGGGGCGAGGCTTACACGTCTGAGCCTGAGTACGAATCAGAAATGGAAGCGTACAAGGCTGGCGACTTAACCTTGTGCGACATGAACGAAGGATCTATGGAAGTTTGGAAGGAAGATTAGCCATAGGTCCACATAACAGGCGTGGTCGCTCGCATATCAATATGTACGAATGTACGCGCTACGCCGATTCCACCGAAGCCCATCTTCAAAGCCTCGTGGACAATGTTCATACGCTCGAAGCCATTAGATACTGCAATGTCTACTGCAATACCCAAAGTATGTGTCCCGCCGCCATTTGGCTTATTAATTTCCGCGCTGTGCTTGACTGATCTGTAGCCCGACGTTATGACGAACGGAAATCCACACCGCTCACGTAGTTCGTCGAGCATATGCAAGAACGACTCATCCATGTCGTTTTCTTGAGTCTCTTTGCATCTAAATTCTGATATATGAAAATGTTTAAGCATTACCCTTTCCATTTAGTAAGTCCGCGAAGTCCGACACTGCTCGCAACAAGCCCTGCCAGCATCGCCTTGTACCATTCAGGCATCGTTTGTAATACATCGAACCCAGCTTGAACATAGGGTACGCAAGGACCGATGAAAGATAGCACAAGAGGCACAGCAAAAAGTACGCTAAAGAACTCATCACGCCAGCTATTATTAGCATTAGAAGCATGGATATTTTCCCAATTGGTATCCTGCTTAATTGCTTCCATTTTGCGCTCATGAACTGCGCGCTTCTCTTCAGCTTTACGCTCAAAGTGACCCCCTACCAGACCGATGACAGGCCCGATCAAATTCTGCAACATAGCTTAGTCCTTGATCAGTACGAGGTCAAAGTTGGCAGTGACTCGTGCGTCGTTACCACTAACCTCATTGATGCGGATGTCGATGTCTGTTTTCTCGGGTACGGTGAGCGGAGCAGTAAAGTCATATCGGTAGTGACCATCTGACTCTGCTACGTGTGCAATTCTAAACGGCTTGCCAAAGAGCCTGTGGTACATCAGCATCTGACAAGTCTTTGTTCCGTCGATGGTTGCGTCAAGTGCCACGAGGTACGCTGTAAAGCCCGCAGGGACAGTGTAGACCGCCATAAGGGTTTGTGCATAGCCTGCGTCTATCTGCGCCACAACGGTGCCTGACGCGCTCACAGTGCGGGCGGTAATTGTGCCAACATTTATTGCATCGTAAGTCATCCGAAATACGCGTAGGAACGTGTTGCTGGTCGTGACTGCCGACGTGCCTGTCAGCGTAACCGTCTCACTTATCTCATCGTAGTTAGCGTCTAAGCCTTCAATGGTCAGTGTGGTCGTGTCGCCTGCGTCAGTAGATAGGCAGTAGATAGTTTGTGCGCTAGAAAGTGATGCCCAAGGGTAAACACCGCCGCCTGTCCATACACTCTCAGGGTCAGTCGCTTGGTCGATGTCAAAGTTAGCGCCGAACTTATGCACGATCTTAGAGTTAGAGATTGAGCCTCGGGCTATGTCGAGATAGACATTCGGGGTCGGGTGGTCAGTGTGAAATTGATACATTATTCCTGCTCCGTTGCGTAGAGTGACTCCATAGTCCCTATACGAATCGTTAAGTCGTGGACGTCATCCTGCATTTTACGCAAGTCGCCAACGTCTAACTGTACACCTTCGATCAACATATCCTGCCTAGCATCGTCGGGAAGGCTTCCTAATTCGCCTCTAGGCCACAGTATGCGAAACTCGGTGTTTCGCTCTATCTCCATCTGCGACTTGTCTAGCGAGTGTTCTATGGTGTTCAGGCGCTCTTGTATGCCGAAGTACGCCATCGTCGCGATAGACGTGGCGACAACCATCGCAATTAGGTTGCGTATCGGTATGGTGATATCGGTAGAGTCATTGATATCCATAGCCTTACTTTATCCATTGAGCAAATACCACGGCTCCGAAAATGAATGGATACAGGGCGAATACCGCTGTCCTGTTGCTGGCTATGTCTTTGTGAGCCGCGTCGATTTTCTCATCAAGACGCTTTAAGCGTTCTTCGCAGAGTTGTTCGTGATGCGCTAGTTTCTCAAGTGCCTTCTCTGCCAAGTCCACAAAGAATCCCCCATAAAAAGTAAAGTCTATGGGGGGTAATTATATCACTCGTCTGGCTCTTGCTCTAAGGATTCTGCAAGCATATTCACAAACGCGTCACGACCTACTGATAGCTGGTCCACGTTGAACTTTGCGCTTGCTAGTTTGCGGTCTAAGTCTTTAATGTGATTGATCACAGTCTTTTGCTGGTCGGTCATGTCGTCAACAAAATACTCTTTATCGTTTACTGTGATTGGGGTCTTTTCATTTTTTCCCATCGTCGTTACTCCTTACTGCTTTGCTTTGCCAATGTTAATAGCCATTATGTCAATGAAACGGTACAGCTTAGCTATCCATACGTCGTCTTTAGGCGTAGGTGTTACAGCCGCAATGATAGACGCTACTGAGATAACGGCTGTTGCTATGTTGGCAATGTCAGAAATAGTTTCCATTACCAAGGCATCCCAGAGCCAGTGACAGGATTCTTCTGCGCTTCAATGTTAGCCGTCAGTGCCGCTTCAGTGGCGTCTTGGTCTACTTCTGCGTGTACCCATACGAGTACGTCAGCTTCTGTCAGGCTGTCATAAGCAACAAAGCCATCAGCGTCAGCATCAGGTGTAAACCCACACGTACCGTATGATGATGCAGTGTAAGTCACGTCACCAACAGTTTCAGATTCAGTAACACGCCAGTGTGCAACGGTTACACCGCCGTCTGACAGGTTACGCTCAAGTGTTGAGATAGTCCATGTAGCCATTAGTTAGACTCCTTAGATTGCCGCTATGATGAATGCAAGTAGTTCAGAGTAACGAACACCTAATCGTGTACGCTCTACAGATCCTTCAGGGGCTTCCTCAGCAGTATCATGAGTATGCACTACTGTACGCTCTTCTTGCGCTTCTACAGCCTCTTCAACGACGTTACCTTCCTCGTCTACTACAGCCTCTTGAGCCTCTACTGCGGGGATAACCTCTGTAGATTCCCACCATGTAGAGCTGATGAACATAGCGTAGCGTCCAGCGTCTAAGCCTTCAGCAGTAAAAGCGTCCTGTAAGTCTTGAGCAATGATGCCGAAGTGGATACGTGCGTCGTCGCCTTTGGCTTCTACAGCGGACTTCCAGCGAAACTTGCGTAGTAAGCCTTTAGCCGCTACAGCTACACGTTGCTCTGCGTCAGACAATGTTTCAATGTCTTGCTTCTCATTGCGGTCAGAGGTTTGAATGGTGCCGTTAGTGGCGTAAACGTCATTGAAGCGGAAACTTCCTGTTCCAATATCATATGCGTTATCAGTAAGAGTCCCGCTACCATTAACTGGAAGAACAGCAGTATTGCCCATAAGCAACCCAGCAGAACCACCTTTAATGTCAATAACTCCGTAGCCAGTACCAATACTACCGACTGTTGTGCCGTCTTTGCGGAAGTTAGCAATTTCACCGTCTGATGCTAGTCTGTTTAACTCTAAAGCGGCAGAGCCATCAGAAGCCACTGCCACATAATTGTTATTTCTTAG